GAAGTAACATCTACTGGAGACTTTAAGTATCTAGTAATGACAAATCCAGGTACAACTAATGCTGCTACTTTAAATGGTAGTAATGTTACGTTTGATCTGAAAGAGTCAAGTACATCAGGTAGTGCAGCTTCTGTTACTTCAGCAGCTCAATTAATAGTTTCAGTAAACGGTGTAGTACAGAAAGCTAACACAGGTACAAGTGCATCAGGTCTAGACGGTTTCGTTATGGCTGATGCGGATACTATTACATTCTGTGCAGGTATACCATCTGGAGCTGATGTATTTATTGTACAAGTAGGTTCTGCTGTAAGTATCCCTACACCAGGAGATAATACAGTATCAGCAGCTAAGATACAAACTGGTGCTGTAAGTTTAGATAAAATGGCTAGTGAATCAGTAGATGAAGATAATCTAAAGATTAGTAATGCTGGTTCTAATGGTCAATTCTTACAGAAACAGTCTGGTAATACAGGTGGTCTTACTTGGGCAACAGTTACTAACACACCAACTGATATAACTGTTGCAGATGAATCAAGTGATACAACATGTTTCCCTTTATTTGTAACAGCAGCTACAGGTGATCTTGCACCTAAAACAGGGTCAAACCTTGCATTTAATTCTTCTTCTGGAGCATTAACAGCAACTAGTTTTTCTGGAGATGGTTCAGCATTAACAGGAGTTTCTTCGGCTCTTTCATATAGAAATAAAGTAATTAATGGTGATTTTTCTGTATCTCAAAGATACGGAACTACTAGCAATAATGCAGATGGTTATGTTATAGATAGATGGTATACTCAATTATCAGGAGCTACAGGAACACAACAACAACACGTCTTTAGTGCAGGTTCTGAAATAGAAGGAACAAAAACTTATGGTAAACTGGACATCTCCAGTAGTGGTGACTGGTGTAGCCTTCGTTATCGAATTGAAGACGTGAGAACGATAATACCTGGTTCTTGGACTTTATCTTTCTGGGCTAAAGGTACGACACCTCCAGGTGGATTAAAATTCTGGGCTAATCAAGACTTTGGAAGTGCTGGAAGTGCTGATGTAGATATAGCAGAAACATCTTTGACAGCTTTGGATGGCACTTGGACAAGGCAGTCACTTACAGTTACAGTTGCATCTTTATCTAGTAAAACAATTAATGATAACGATAGTTTCTTTAATTTCCATATAGGACAAGGCAGCAACGCTGGTAGCACAGCTTGGAATATAGAAATTACTAATGTTCAATTTGAAGAAGGTTCCTCAGCAACTGATTTTGAGAAAAAACCTTATCTACATGAATTGACAGATTGCAAACGATATTTCTACATGGCTGCTGATGGTTCAAAAGGAACCGCTAAACACATGAGTCAATGGGTTGCTTATACATCAAGTTCAATTTGGCTTGATTTCTTACATCCTGTAGAAATGAGAGCAATACCTTCTATGTATGAAGTCTCTGGAGCCCAAGGTGGTAATTACTGGAGAGGATATCATGATGGTGGGGTATTCTATCCAGATGAACTTGATAGTGCTAATATGACGCAAACAGGCGCGTCAGTTACTATTACTGATGATGTCAGTGTTACATCTGGAGAAGCTGGTATGTTTTGGGTTAATAACTCAGCTGCCAGATTAGGATTCGATGCGGAGCTTTAATTATGAGTCAAACTAAACTTTATAAAGAATTCAAAGAAATTATTACTAATGAAGTAATCAATGTCAAAAAAGATTTAGGTGGAGGAGCCTTTTTAACTATCCCTTTTGACCCTGCTAATACACATTACCAGGAATACCTTAAATGGAAAGACGCAGGTAACACACCGGAGGCAGCAGACTAATGGCAAATGCATTAACAACAATAAAAGGTAGTGCTATAGGAGCTGATACTGTAGATTCAGATCATTTTGTAAATGGAGGTATAGACCATGATCACTTAGCTAATGATTGCGTAGAGGGTGATAATCTTGCTGACAATGCATGTGATTCTGAACACTACACAGATGGAAGTATAGATACAGCACATATAGCTGACGACCAAGTAACTCTTGCTAAAATGGCAGGACTTGCTAGAGGTAAACTTATAGTAGGAGATGCTTCTGGTAACCCTGCAGCTTTAGCTGCTGGTAGTAACGATAACGTCCTTACTATGGATGCTAATGGAGATATTGGTTGGGAAGCCCCAGCTGCTGGAGGTATATCACATGATGGCAGTACAGCTGATGGCGTTTTAACTTATAAAGATGCTGATGAAGCAACTGTAGAAGCTACTCTTACTTATAATGGCAGTAACTTACAGGCAAAACAAACAGGCAATACATCAACATCACTTATTCTTGACAGTAATAGATCAGCAGCTGATAATGAAATAGGAGGTGTTGTAGGTAAGTGGGATACAGAAACCGTAGCAGATATGCGGTTCTTCACTGATGATGATACAACTAATAAAGATAACGGATATATAAGTTTTAGAACTTCTACAGCATCAGGATCTCTTGATGAGACACTACGTCTAAAACCTAATAGAGACGTACAAGTAACTGCTGGAAACGTAACATTTGCAGCTGGTAAAGGTATTGACTTTAGTGCTCAAACAGTTACTACGGTTTCAGGTACTACAGCATCTCAAACAACAGAAGTCCTTGATCACTACGAAGAAGGCACATGGACCCCTGACGCTCAAACAGGTGCGAATGGTGGATCTGGGCAATATGTGAGGATTGGTAATTTAGTTACAATAACTGGATACGCAAGTATTAATGATACAAGTACAGATGCAACTATCCACCTTGAAGATATCCCATATCCCGCTACATCAGGTGGAGGTACTGGATGGAACGGTGCTGTCCGTGGTTACCATATGAATGATATAAATGGTAAACGAGCCCATGTATGTGTCGTAGATACAAACGATACCGTCCAATTTGGTACACTAGAATCCGCTAATGCATGGACAATGTTGAAACATAATAATGTTGCTAGCACTAATAATGCTATAAACTTCACTATTACTTACAGAACAGACGCATAATGGCACTTACAAAAACAATCGAAGAAGATCAAATACAAGTAGTTGGTGAATTTAAAAAAATATGTATTCGCCAAGCTACAGTAATAAAAGAAGATGGTAAAGAGCTAAGTAGAACCTTTCATCGTAAAACACTAAATCCAGGTATTTTAGACTCAAGTGATAATCTTGTAGATAGAGATATAAGTGAAGAATCTGCTGATGTAAAAGGCATAGCGGCTACTGTATGGACTACAGATGTTAAAACTGCTTGGAAAAACCATCTAGTTTCAATTAAATAATGTCTATCAATCTCCCAACTCCTCACCTACCTAAACCTCTGTATATCCCTCAGATGTACCTGAGACAGCCTACAGCGGACGTTCCAGCCTATAAACCTATAATCATAGTCCCAGCTGATTTAGAGCGCCCTGAAGAGACACAGGCGGAGGAGAAGGAAGAGAAGACAGAATCACCTGAAACACCTAAACTTAAGATACCGGTCATCGATATACAGATGCCACTGCCTGAAACAGCGGTAGTGGTAACGGCTGTAACTACAGCTGTCATAGCAGTAGCAACTACTACTGTTACTCAATCTTTATTCGAACCTATAAAGAAAAAAGTCCAGAAACAGCTACAAGCTAAAGTTAACAAATGGAAGAAAAACCGGAAGAAAAGAAAGGACTCATCGACCGAATCAAAGGAAAACGAGGAGAGTTCGAAGAAGAGCAAATAGCCCTCCTTTCTACTATGGTCAGACTTGGCGTAGTTGTCTGGGCTGGTTTTATAATAACCCTCAATTACGTTGAGCTACCTGGGAATATTATTAAAAAATCTGGAAGCTCGGATATCACGTTCGTTGCTTCGATATTTACAGGTGCACTTGCCAGTTTTGGCCTTAATACAGCTAATTCTAAAGGTAAAGGTCCTGTCAATTGTCCAATGGTTAAAAAGAAAGAATGAAAAAATGGCTTTTACTCTTGATGCTGGTATCCCCCTCGGCGGTAAGAGCAGAACTGGTGACCCCGCAGTTTACTCAGGGGTCGATGAATTCCACTACTACAACGACCCAAGAAATAGTCGAAGATATAACGATTACAACTTATGGGTCTGCATTAAACAAATGGTCAGGAGACAACATAACCCACACCTCAACGTCTTCAGGCGGAATAGCGGATTCAGATTCGATATTCAACATGACAACAGCTGGCAGCGACTTCTCGCTAGAGATAGTAACAAGAGCAGCCAGTCAGGTACTCGAAGTAACAGAGATAGAAAGAGAAATCGACACTACCTCTACTACGGTATCGCTCTCAGTATTCTCACAATAGGAATCCCAAGTTATGCTAGTGAAGGAGAAACCAACAATACTTCAAACCCTGTGGCAGCGGCTACAGGAAACGTTACAAATCAAGCCGTCCAATTCCAGAATAATGGAGCTCCAAGTCGTCAGATCATCGGGCCGAACATAAGTTGTAACGGAGCTACAATGACTTTTAGCCCATTTTATATGGGCAATCATACCACTCCTTTTGATGTTCATGATGAGTTAGGTATGAGACAAAAAGGCTATACTGTAGCTGAGAACTGGGGTGGCCAGATTAACTTCATGGTACCCCTTGATGGTTCTATAGTTGAACGCTGTAAACAAGCAGCTTCTAGACAGATAGCTAAAATGGAACTCGACTATGAATTAGTTCGAGTTAAAAACTGTGCAGAATTACAGCAGAAAGGTTTTATGTTAAGACCTGGTACACGTGTATATCATATGTGCCAAGATGTAATACCTATAGCTGCATTTAAAAAACAAGTTGCTGAAGCACAAGCTAAAGCACTACCCCCACCACCACCTAAAAAATGGTGGCAGAAACTTAACCCCCTAAGCAAATGATTCTAATTATTAAGCCCATCCTATTCGCCTTCTTAAAGTCGGATTCAGTTAAAAAGTTAGTAGTTGATCTACTAGAAGCTTATGTCGCTAGAACAGATAATAAGTTAGACGATCAAGCATTAGCAATTGTAAAGACAAAACTATTCTCATGAAGAAAGCCACTGAAACCCAATTCAATGAATTACATAATCTCGTTACAACAGAATTCCTGAAAAGGGTGAAAAGTGGCGAGGCTACAACACAAGATTTAAAAGCAGCGTGTGATTGGCTCAAGACAAATGATGTCAGCGGTGTTGCGTATGAAGGTAATCCCTTAGATAAACTGAACAAAATTATGCCTAAAGTAGACCCTGAATTAGTACAACGGAGGATGTATGGCAAGAACGTTCGTGTCTAAACCTGGTAAAACAGCTAGATTCTATCGATCTAATCCTGAAGCTAGAGCAAAGCATTCAAGGGATGAAACAAAACGAAACGATACTCCTGCTAAAAAGAAGTACCGAGCTGATCTACAACGGCGACGTAGAGCTCTGAAGATAGACGGTAAAGGAGCTAGTACTGGTGATATAAGTCATCCAAGTATGAAGGTCGAATCATCAAAGAAAAACCGCGCTAGAGGCGGAGCACAAAGAAAGTAACTATGTCTAATTCTAATCCTATTAATCAAAAAGTTTTTGAAGGCGCTGCAATTCGTAACCCTGGTTCTAATAGAAAAGTAGGTACAGTAGGTGAGAAGAAGAAGCCTAAGAAAGGTGATACTAGAAACAATGGTACTGAAAGATATACTGGTACTAAATGGGTCAAAGTTGATAAAGTAAAAGAAGCAACTAAGAAAGCAGTTAAAGAAGCTAAGAAGCCTGGAGGTAGAGAGAAAGGTTCTGTCTATGTCGGTAATAGATAGGAGGTATGTAGATGGCAGTCGAATTAGACGACCTGAAGATTAAACCGAATCCTATACAAGGTTTAACTATTGGTCAAGCGCCTGAAGCTGATCCATTGGCTGCAGAGAAGTTAAAAATCCAAACTGACGCTCAAGCTATTATTAAAGGTAATGCTGCTCGTGGAGAAGATCTAAGAATAGGTTTAGATAAAAAATTCCAAACTTCAGACGGACAATGGTATCGTTATGATCAAGTCACACAAAGCAATAAAGAAGGCCGCCCACCAGCATTAAAACCTATTCAACTTGATGAAAGTGGTAAACAGATTGATCCAAAAGCCGCGAAACAGTTTCTCATACCAGAAATATCTGACTGGATGAAGAATGATATTAAATGGCCTGAGTACGTACCAGAGAAATTTAGAAATGAAGAATCCTTTAATAAATGGAATCGTGGACGGTACGGTTTAGGTTATCGACAGACGCAGAAAGTTAAAGTACAAGATGGTCTCATTGTTCCTCAAGAAACTGGTCACTTCACAGCTTCCAGTGATACTAATATAGGTATGAATCCTTGGGTAGGTGCTCAAGTTAAATATGGTCCTGAAGGTAATCAGACAACAACTCAAAAGTATATTGTAGAACAAGGGGATACGCTTGTAAGTGTTGCTGAGAAGTTTGGTGTGAATCCTAAACAGATTAAAGATGCTAATAAAGGCAAGGTTAAAAAAGGTATCATAACATCAGGTCAGACGATTAAAATACAAACACTTAAAAAGAATACAGATGATACTAGACTCATAGCTGATTTAGAGCAATTAGATATGGGTGGTAAGGATACACGTACAAGTCAATTTAAAGCTGTCGAAGAGTGGATAGGACACTTTGCACCAGAAAGTGAGAAAGGTAAGTACCGAGTACATACTGTAGATACTCTTGGTGCTAGAGATATGGGTAAAATAGGACATGATACTGAGTTTGATCCAACAGCTTCTGGTGCATTAGAAAAAATAGAAGAAAGGAAATTCAAAGCTGCACAGCGCCAGGTAGAAATGCAGAATAATCCTATCGAACCTGGACTTGATAAAGTAAAATCACCTAGAGGTTTATTCCAGAAAACTGTTAGAACTATAGCTAGGACTGCAGGTACTTCAAATAATCCTGTTGTAAATATAACTGGTGATGTAGTTGGAGCTGTTATGGATGGAGTAGCTTTCGCTGCTAATCCTACTGCTCAAAATGGTATAGACTTAGCTCTAAGTGGTGGTCAAGTTGTAACTAACCTAGCTGCTCTAGGTATAGCTGCTTTGCCAATTCCTGGTGCTCGACCTGGAGCTTATGCACTTATGAAAATAGGTGATAACCTTGCTCACGTTGAAAGAATGTGGGGATATGGTAGAGAAGGTAGAGCTATGATTGAAGCAGAAGTATTCTCTAAAAAGAAACCTACAATAATGAGTAAACAGTCAGGTAATGAAATAGCTGCAATTAAAAAGGATCTTCAAACAGATAAACGTATGAAACGAGTCAGAATTTCAACACCATGACTAAATTAATCGCTAATAACTAACCATGTCAAAAAAAGAATTACCAATTACTGCATCTGGTTTAACTAGATCAGAATTCATGAAAAGATATGGATTTGATCCATTGAAACCTTTGAATACTGGCGGTGATCATTATAACTGGAAATTTAAAAAAGTACAACAGTGGAAAAAGAATAACAAAAAAGGCAACCTTAAAAAAATTAAAATAGCATGAAAGCAACAGCAGGATTCACAGGAATACTTAAAAGAATATTCCAAGCAGGCAGTTTGATTAGATCTAAAATGTCAAAAGCAGCAGAAAGTAAAAAATCTGGTGTACTTGCACATGCTGCAAAACCACTTAAAATAGCTAGTTTAAAAATCGATCCAATAGTAGAAAAGTGGGCTAAGGATAAAGGTGGGTCTTCTAGCAAATCTAGTGCTATAAAGAATGTAGTTAAATCAGTAAAAAATCCTGTAACTACTTTGGCGAAGAAAAAGACAACTACTAAACCGCAATTAAGTACAGCTAAAAAAACAGCAAAGAAAGCTAAGTCAAGCGCGGTAGCCCTAGGAAGTGCTGCTATAAACATATGAATAATGTTGTAACTGCCCTACAAGACGATTTTAAACTATTCCTTCAAGCGTTATGGGAACAACTTGACTTACCATCACCAACAAGAGCCCAGTACTCAATTGCAGATTACCTTCAACACGGTCCCAAAAGGCTTCAGATTCAAGCCTTCCGAGGTGTTGGTAAGTCTTGGATTACTGGTGCTTTTGTTTTATGGACTCTATTCAAAGATAAAGAAAAAAAGATAATGATCATATCTGCATCTAAAGAACGTGCAGATAACATGTCCATTTTCCTACAAAAACTAATCATTGAAACACCATGGCTATCTCATCTCAGACCGAAAGCAGAAGATTCACGTTGGAGTCGCATCAGCTTCGACGTAAATTGTTCACCACACCAAGCTCCAAGCGTAAAGT